ATTTAAATGAGGTTTTGTCGTTTTATAATATTCTAATAATAATGCATTGTCATCAATATTAGAATAATCCGCGTTTAGTCTAGCATAATCTTCTAAACTACCACCTGTATCTTCCATAAACTTTACTAAATCTTGTAAATTTTCTGGAACTACCTGCTGCGGCTCAGGTTGTTTTTCTACTACAGGTTCTTCAATTTTTTCTTCTACAACTTCTTCTTGTTGTTTTGTTTCTTCTTCAGTAACTTCTTGTAAAACTACCTCTTCTTCTTGCGCTTGACTTTGTTCGGTAGACTCTTCAACTTGCTCTTCTTTGTTTTCTTCAGAAACTTCTTCGCTAGCGTTGGATTCGTCGCGAACAGGTATCTCATCTGCGCTTTGCTCTTGAGTGGACTCATTTTGTTCTTGAAATTGTTTTAATTTTCCTAAATCTAACTTTACGTTACCGTCTTTTGAAACTTCTTTATAAGATATTTCTTCTTTAGTAGCTTCAGCTTGTTGCTCAACAGGCTGCTCTTGTGTTTCTACTTCTTGAATAACATCTTCTTGTTTTTCAGTGTTTTCCATGATATAATATTATATAATTAGTAAATTACCTAGGTTCAAATTGTTCTAGGCCAAAACCGTCTAAGTTATCAAATCCTGCTGATTCAAAACTTTTAGGCCCTGTGTCTTTTTTTCTTTGATCAATCAACTCGCTTTGTTGAGTTGCTTGTATTTTAGTTCTTTCGTCTTTACGATCTTCTTTTATTTTTTCTCTATCTTTTAATACATTTGCTTCAGCTTGCCTTAACTGCATGTTCATTTCAAACTCTATTTGCATTAATTCTTTTTTAAGCTGAGCTTCTCTTTCTAGTTTTTGCATTTCAAGACCAGCTTTAACTTGCTCTATTTGTGCTTTACTTTCATTTAACGCTTGTTGCTTTTGCATTTCAGCAGCAGAAGCTCTTTCAGCCGCAGCAGCATTAGCTTGTGCTTGCGCTTGTATATTTTGCTGTGCTATTTGTTGATCTTGCAGTTGTTTAGCTTTTCTTCTAATTTTTAAAAGCTGATTAGCTAATTTAATATTTCTAACTTCTCTAATATCAATAGCATCTTCTAAGTTTATACTATTTTGCTGCAATGCCATTTGTATATTATTTTCAAGCCTTTGTTTTTCTTCTTCATCAGGTGCTAGTTCTAAAAATATACCAAAGTCGTGTAAATGCAAACTTGACATTTCAGCTAACGTGGCTACATTAAACTTACCTAATGATTTTATAAATGAATCTCTAGTAGGTGAATATTCAATAACATCTGATACTCGCATAGATATACACTCTGCAGTTGATAATGTTAAATATAAACTACTTTGTAATATATGTCTAGTAGCAGTATTACTATTAGCTGCTGCTATTTTTTGTATACCAACTAAAGCATCTTTATCAGGCATACTACCATCTCTAGCTTCATTTAATCCGGTCACATCACGTATCATTTGTAAATAATAATTGTATGTGTTTATTAATGAAGCTATTTTACCGTTTTTACCGCTAGAGTTTATTTCAGTAACAGGCCTTGGGTTTCTATTTAAATCACCATCTTGCGTCATTGATCTACCAATAACAGAACCTGTTTGGAAATACATATTAAGCGCTTCTTGCGGATTGTAGTTTGTACCGTTACCTAAATCTATTTCAGCTAAAGAGTCTGCATCTAAATAAACACCATCTGGAACCATTTTAGACATTACTTGTTGCAGCTTTAAATGTGTTAGTTGTATCATATCAGCAAAACCTGTAATACGGCTAACTAAACTTTCAATACGTCCTTCATATAATCTAGGCGCGCATATACTGTAACTCATTATAGCTTTAGTAGTATCTGCTTTTGGCCTTAACATATTTTTCTTTAACTGCCACTTTAATATTCTATCAGTGCCACTACCTAATATTTTAACGCCTTCGTATACTACTTCAAGAACTCTTTCAACTTTTTCAAACTCTTCATTTTGCGGTGGATTAAAACTACTATCTTTTCTAATAGCTCTTTTACCACCTGTAGCTGTGTTTTTAACTTTATAAACTTCACTCATATAAGTTTTATATTCAAAGTATAATACACTTACAGAGTTATTGTCATCACTTTTTCTATTGGCTATATTACTTCTTGTATAACTATTAGAATAAGTTTTATATCTTTCTATTTCTTCGTCAGGTAAATTAGGAAACTCTTTTTTAAGTTCATTAACATATATTTCTTTTACTTCACCAACATAATATATATCTTCAAAATAAGGTGAGTCTGTATGCGAGTAAACTAAATCAGCTGGATCTACATATTCTATTTTAATACCTTCTGATTTATTAAATGAATTTTTTACAGCACCAATACCTATAGTAACTAAATCATGATTAAATCTTTTTGATAAATACTCATATCTGTTTTTATCAAATATACTATTAATAGCTTCTTCTTCAGCTATTTCAATACTTTGCTTATAGTCTAACTGCATGTGCAGCTGCAGCTCTTCATCTGTTTGCGGTAGTTCTTCTTTATTTGTTTTATAAATATCAATACCAAACTGACTAGCTATTTGATCGTTAAAAGCTTTTGATCGCATATCAGATACAATAGCTTCTACATAATCAGTTCTTTCTTTTATAGATGCTGGATCTTGTGAGTATGCTTTTATGTCATATGATCTATCAGCCATACCGTTTACAACTATATCAACAAACTTAGGTATAATAGGTACTGGCTTCCAGTCTAAATTTAAATATGATAAATCACCGTTAATAGATAATTCATCTTTATATTTTTTAATAGACTGCTCACCTCTAGCATATAATCTTAATGAGTGAAAAGACTCTCTAAAAGTAGTGTATCTGTTGTAGTTTTGATTATTGCTAAACCACTCATGCTCAATAGCAGCACCAACTCTGGCGCCGTACTCAGCACTCATTTTTTCTTCGTCGCTAACAGCTTGGCTAGGAAAAGAAGCTTTAATACCCTTTTTAATCATGTTTATATTATTTGTGATCTAACACCCTCGTTATTATATTTTTTAATACCAAGGTTAATTGATTTTATTTTTCGTTCTTGAACTGGTTTGTAAAGGTTTTTATTACAGGCCATAAGTGCTAAACCTGAGCTTATTGATGCATCAAACTTAGTTCTATTATTTATATCAAATTTAGCCCAGTCTTCTAAAGTTCTATTAAAAAACATATCTCCATAGCTATTATCTAGTTGTCCTACATAATTTTCAATATAACTTTCTATAGCAGCAGCGTGTGCTTGCTTAATATCTTCACTAGAATTAGGTATGCCACCTATTTCTTTTTCTGTAACTGATAATTTATTCCAAATTTTATCAGGTCTATTCATAGAGTATCCTCTGTAACCTCTACGTTTTAAATAGTATAATAATCTAGGTTTATTATTTTCACATAGTATTGGCATGCCGTAAAAAACTAAAGCCATTAAAACGTCTTCAAAAAATATTTCAGCTGTTTGTGGTCTAGCTACATATTCTAAAAAAACTCTATTAGGCGGAACATTTTCCATACTAAACTTAGTAACGCCGTGCAAAGCACCGTTAGAACCTAACCTATCAACAGTTCCTGATATATCATAGCTATCACAACCGAAAGCACCTATATGCTCATTACCAGGATATTTAACACCGTTTTTTGTTATTATTCTATTTTGCAAATTTATTTCAGGTATCCAACTAATTTTAAATCTACCATTATTATTTGGCATAAACTCTACTGTAGTATCTTTAACACCGCTACGCCATTGGAAGCTACCTTGCGTTACAACTCCAGACATTTTAATTTCTTCGTTGTAATCTATTTGCTCGTATATTTTTGTTAAATTAAATAAACTTTGTTTTGTTTCATCTCTAAAAGCATGCTGCTCTGTTCTTGGAAACTGTCTATAAAATTCATTTAAACCGTCTTGATCAGACTTTAAACCTTCAACTTCGTTATTCCAATAACTTATAACTCCATCTTTAATTTCATCGCCATATGGTCCAACAACTTTTTCTCTTGGATCTTCGAAGACAGGTAATCCATAAGAATCAATGTATCCTTCGTAGTTCCATTCCATAGGTATGAACAAACTATATAGTCCTGAGCGAGTCTGTCCATTGCGGTTTCTCTTGGTAACATCTGAATCATAATATAGTTTTTTAAAGTTATCACCACCTTTATCCAACGCGTTTGACGTTGAACCTATCATACACTTACCTACTACTTTACTACCTAATCTTAACGTCGTTTTTGTAACCCTCCAGTTGTTGAGGATATTGTTCGGCTTTTCCCATTTACCGCTTTCATCGTGGACGAGTAGTTTA